CTTGCATAATCAATCTCGTCTGCTTGTCCTCTTGCTCCTGCAAGTAAAACAAGTATACCGAATGTAGTTACTACTGCGTTTAATCTAGTCATTACCGGCTATCATCCTCTGTGCTTTTAATCGTTCGTATTCCTCATCATCCAAGTGCGTAATGGCTAACCAAGCGTGAGTCATCTCATCGCCTGTACGACTACCTCCTACTACCCACATATCAGGGTCAGGATTGTTTGGGTTATTAGCCGTATTGTCATACCACTGTTTAAGAACTATGACTGCTCCGGCTGGAATTAACGGTGCAACATCTTGTGCATACAAGTGACTGTGATGCCAAGTTGCACTCCATTTTGAAATTTGGCTTACAGGTTCTGTTCTACCTGTTTCCGGGTAGAAAATTTCAAGTGATGCTGCGTTCATTCGTAAGTGGCCGTGTGGTTGGAAACTATCCAAACGCACAGGATGGTCGAAAGAATGAAACCCTTGAGTCATATAGTAACCGTGAGGAGGAATAGCAATATCATCTTGCTGTCCTAAACGATACAATGACAAGTCTTGCTTGAATCGTAAGTCTTTGCTTGTTTCTTCATCGTGGAACCAAATGCCAATCTCTACTACATTGTCCTCAATCATCGCACCTTCAGCAGTTGCACCTACACCACCCGGGAACATATGAATGTCCCATGATACTTTTGCGTTTGCTGGGAATGTACGACAAACTCCTTCAGGCACAATCTCTCCCCACTTGCCCATAGCATATTCAGTGAGCATACCTTCTCTACCTTGGTCTGTGAGAAAGCTGCTGTTAGCGTGGTGTACTACTGCTGCGGCATCACCTCTGGGTTTTACTTGTACTGCTTTGATACATTGATTCTCTGATACACCTGAATCAACAATCTCTTTACTCCACAAGTCATTTCCGTTTGCAGGAATATCATACGGACTTGATGCAACAATCACTGTAGGTTGTCCGAATAAAGGTGCAAACTTCCATTCGTTTGGATCAGGCATTTCGGGTAGTTGTACTACTCTGTCAGGATCACCATAAGGCGAGCCTGCATTTACCCATGCTACTACAGTGTCAATCTGTTCTTGGGAGAGTCGCCAATCGCCCTCAAGGTCTTGAATGCCTATACCGTGGTCATACGCATACGGAGGCATTTCTCTGTTAGCTACTCTCATCTGAATAAGAGGAGCCCAGGGTCTTACCTGCTCATAGGTTTCAAAACTCATTGGGCCTACACCACCAGGACGGTGGCAAGTTACACAGTTGTTGTTGATGATTTGTGCTACATCATCTGTGTATGTTTGTGCATTTGCACTGGGTAATAGTATCATACCTAGTGCCATTGAAATCAAAAAATTAGTTGTAAATCTCAGCATATTCGATTCTCCGTAGTTATCCGTTACAGGAATCAGGTCGTTTCACAACGAGCTATTTACACTATTTATACACATTTCATACTGTGTAGATAAAAAAAGGGGGCCTAAGCCCCCTTCAAAAATGTCCCTATTGGGATTCTTTTTATTTTTCTTACATCAAGTTAGAAACTTTAACTTTTCTGTAATACTGGTTACGTGCTGCAGTGAATGTATCACCGTCAGTAGTACCGTCAGACTGAGTTACGTATGGGTTAGCAATCATGCCGTAACGAGTCTTGAAGCCAATCTTTGGCTGGAAGGTATCAGGGTCAATTGCACGAACCATCTGTAAAGGAACATACGGACAGTAGAAAAGACCTGCGTCATAAGCGCTTGAGCCTTTGTAGCCAGCTACGTAGAACTGAGAAGCTGCTCCAGTGTTAGCACTGTACGGGTCAATGTAAACTCTGTAACGACCGTTAAGAATACCAGCAAAAGTGTTACCAGTATCATCAACAGTTAAGCTGTTGCTGAGGCCTGAGCTGTAGTCAAGAACGCCGGACATGGCAAGTGCAGAAGCTACGTCAGAAGAACAAATGATAAAGTTACCTTTGCCCCTACGAGTGTCTTGTGCAATTACGTTAGCATCACGTTCAATGTTGAACATGAGGCCTTTGAAGCGTTCTACAGACCAACGACCGTTGCTATCAACGTCAAGGTCGAAAGTACCAGGAGTTGCTGTAGAAGCAGCACCGTTCTTAGCGACTTTGTAGATAGTACGAATAACTTCACGGTTGATTTCAGCGAGAATTTCCTGAGAAAGAATGTTGCTCAGTTCGCTTTCTGCGTCAAGACCATGAATTGCTTTCAAGTCCTGGGCAAGTTCAACAGTGTATTCTGCTTTGAGAGCACGTGACTTAGCAGTTACAGTGGTCTTCTCAATGCTGAATGCCATTTCATTCAGAGTAGTAGAATCGCCCCAACCTTCAGCAGTTGCTGTAGAAACTGGAGTACCAGTAGTGTAAGTACCATCAACAGGGTTAGAGCCTGCGTGAGTACCAGTACCAGAGAAGTCAGTATCGGCTTCGTTAAACAGGGCTTCAGTACCAGTCTGGCTATTGTAGTGTGACTTCATAGCGAAGATCAAACCAGTAGGACCAGTCATGGGCTGTACGCCAGCTACGTCATATGCCATCAGATTGGGAAGAGCTCGTCTTACCAGGCTGATCAGAATAGGATCATAGTTGTCGATAGAGGCGCCAGTTTGGTTGGCATGAGTAGCCTCCGTGAGATTTCTTTCCTCACGCAAAGCTTTTTCTTGGTTTTCGAGAACAACCGCAGTTACTGATCTTTTGTACGGGTCACTAATATCAGGCAGTGAATCGTGCTTAAGAACAGGTTCCCACTTCTTCTCAATCTGTTCAGATAAAAACATTGAAGTTTCTCCTTATTGTTGTTATATAATAACTTTACTATTTATAATATTAAAATTTTGTGCTTTTGCTAATAGCCTGAGCATATCTGCTCATAACAGTATTTTCTGTTAAAGAAACTCCTTCGCCTGAATCTTCCAATGCCTCGGAAGTCTCAACAGACTCTTTACGGAAGTAGTTATCTTTTACAACTTCTAACTTAGATTTGTAAGATTCAGCATTAGTATAAGTAATATCTTCTACCATCACTGCAAACTTCTCTGCTTCAGTGTCAGCTAAGTCTTCAGAAATTTCAGCAAAAATGTTTTGCTTCTTCAAAGATACAGCTTCTTCATTAAGTTCTAAGTTCTTGTTTACCTGTTCGTCAAGCTTGGTTTGAAGCGTGTCGATTTTGGTCTGCATCTCAGAAAGTACATCATACTTTTCTTCGGGTACTTCAATGTAATGTTCAGTGAATACCTGTTGCATACCTTTAATGAAAGACTCGGTGATTTCGTTACGAAGGCCGTTTTCAACTGCCAACTCGTTTTCTTTCAACCAGTTCTCAACACAATAGCTGAGATACTTATCGACATTCTCAACCATTTCTTCTACGCGTGATTCGTATTCAGTGTTAGCCTGTTCTTCGAGTTCTGCCTCGATGGCTTCTACTTCATTTGCTACACGGGAAGTAACAACAGCTTCAAAAATATCAGCTGCTTTAGTTTTGAATTCTTCTGTGAGATTTTCATCACCTGCGAAAAGGGCTTCAAGATCAGCCTCAAATAAATTGTCGTCTTCAACGGCAACTTCTTCCTCTTCTTCGGTAACAACTTCTACATCTTCCTCAACGGCTTCATCTTCTACAATTACTTCTTCATCTTCAGCTTCAGCTTCTTCACGATGTACGTTGCCCGCAGAGGACTTTTTCATTACATCAGTTTCGCTTGGCTTGTCGTTGACAAAGTTTGCAGGAGCTTCTTTAGCGCCGTTACCAGCAGGAAGAGTGTTATCTTTGCTCGATTTGCCCGAAGCAGCCTTACCTACGGGAGAAGTCAAACCACCTTCAGCATTGCCAGAACCTGAAAGGTCCTGTTGCTCAGGGTTAGGATTTGAATCGCCTTGAGTAGGGTTGCTGTCGTCACGAGCAGCGAGCTTATCTTTAGGACGGTTCGCTGAACCTTCCATAAGCTCTCTGATTTTAGACTCTACACCCATTGTTTTATCTCCTTTTACGGTTAGATTTATAACTGTCTTACATATTTATACAAATTAAATATTAGATAACTTATCTAAAAAAGTTTGAAAGGCTTTAATTTTGGCCTCAGTGAGGTCTTTACTAGAAGCCTTTCTAATAAATTCTTGTGTTTCTTCGATTTCTCGCTCTTGCCAGACACCTTTCACAAAAACCCATTCTCTGTTTTCCATAATACCCTGTACATACGCATCGGGTGCTGATGGATCTGCTACGATGTCTGCAGCAGTGGCAAGCATAAAGTCATCCTGAACTTCATTTATACCATTCTTTTCTTTTAATGAACCGAGTCCACGTGAAGATACACCTAGTCCTGCACCTTCCTTAATAAGACTTGAAGCAATATTTCCCATAGGAGTATCAAGGATCTTAGCTTTACCAATCCAGTTATCGCCATCTTCTTTTAATGAAGTAATCATGTGTGACACACGGTCTAAGTTAATATTAGGACCGTCTGGGTGTCCTAACTCACCGTATGCTCTCTTAGTATTTACCTGTTCAGCAACATATCGCTCTACTTCTTTCGCCATAATCTCTCTGGGATAGACACGACCGTTTCTGTTCTGTAAGTTAGACTGTAAGAAAACACCTTCAATAAACAAGCTCTTTTTGCCTGTTTCAGCATTTTCTTCTACAATAAACTGTAGGTCTTCATTGAGTTCTTTTATTAGTCTCATTATCCTAAGTCTCCGTCAGCGCCTTGGTGATCTTGAGGTCCGTAACCACTAACTTTAGCACAATCAATAATTACAATACCGTCACCGTTGCTGAATTCAACTACGATGTCTGATCCATTTTCTTGATTGTCAGTGAAACCGTGAAAGTCTAGATCGCCGTTGCCGAACAAGTGGTAAATGTGGTTACCATTTCTAGTGATAGTGATTGAAGCGCCAATGTCAGTAGTCCAATACAGGCGTCTAATATTGACTTCTGGGCTGATTACAGTCTCAGTAGATTTTTTTAGTGTTGATACCAAGGCAATAGTAGCAGAATCACTGTTTGCTCCGTGAACTTTTACGACACCCTGCATTTGAGTAAGTTTTAGAACAGTTGTCCTGGCTGCCATCTATTTTCTCCGTTACTTTTTCTTTTTGTGATTCATGTGAGATTCTTGGGCAAGTACCTGAACGCCTTCTTCTGAAATCTCAACTTGTTCGATGCCATGCTCAAACATAACCTTGTACCAAGCAACA